TCTGCTTCTGGTGTCATTTGTTTGTACCTTTTTGTAATTGAATTAAAATAGACCTGGTGCTATCCATCCGAATAGACCGTAATTGATAGTGCCGATTACTAAACCGAGCATTGCAAGACGACCATTGATCATCTCTGCGTTCTTCCAGTAATTATTTTCCATTAGAAAATACCTGGTATGATTTGTCCAGTGGTAACGTATGCACCTAGAAGTGCTACGAATCCGATCATTGCCCAACGACCATTAACTTTTTCAGCATTTTGTGGGTAACCATCATATGAGACAGACTCATCTATGTAAGGACGTGTTTCGGTAGGAAATGCGTTTTGGCGACCACCGCTTTCTGTAGTAACTGTCATTTGTGCTTTGTAAAGAACTGTAACAATACTATATAGCAATTATTAAGTTTTGTCAAGCACCATGTGCCAGTTTTGTGACAGTCTTAAGTTTTCTTTATGTTTTCTATAGATTTTACTTATGTGTATAACATTATACAAAGTAAAAATTACTACATAATACAGGTAAGTGTATTCAAAAAGATGAAAAAGTTTTTACCACTTATATTATTGACAGGTTTTAGTTCACCTGTATTAGCGGACATCACACACCGCATGACATCAAGCACTCAATTAATTACGAATGCAGCAGCAACTCAGGTTGAAAGGATTGGATCGACATACACTGTCTCTGGATCTGGTGTGACTATGGATGTTGGTGGCGGTAACTCTGCTGACAATATGGTTGGTGGAATAGGATCATTAACTGACGGAGTTGGTCAAGGATCTATTGCTACAGCGACCCAGACAAGTGCAGGGGGTGCATATAGCTTCTCTCAGTCATTCATTGAAGGCGATGTTATTGCTACCACAGCACCAGCTGTAGGTGCAGTAAGTCCTTATTCCAATCAGGTATCAACAGCAGTTGGTAGTGGTACTGGAACAGGTACAGTAACATCAGCACACACTGTAACAGCAGTTGGTGGTGGATCTGGAACTTCAGCAACAGCACAATTCGTGACAGAATTGACTATTCAATAGTTAATTGCTATAATTATGTTTAAAAGAGGTATACATATAGTATATGCTATAGGTGTAGTAACCGCTGCACCTTTGTATGCTGTGCCTGTGGTCCCCAATTTTACACAAGGCTCGATGACCTCTACGACGACGCAAACGATTACGACGTCAGAAACCATAAATTCGATGGATTATGCGACAGGCTGGACGTACTCAGTCAGTGGCTCAGGCATACAGTTAGAGGATGGATCAACTAATGTTGCTCCTGACGTAGTATCAACACAAACTAATACCGTAGACGGTGTGACTTCAACATGGACTGGACTAGATTTATCATCAAACAACAAACCGAATTGGCAGCAGACCACACCAGGAAATTCCTTCCAATTCACAGAGCATTATTCAGGACCAGGTCTGCAGACTCACACAATAATACAGAGAGAAACCACCGTCCAAAGTGTCACAGAATCGACAAGTATATTTTCAAATTAGCAGGGTCGCTGATATTATCTACCGCTTCATGCTTACCCTCATACGCTACAGATGTAGGAGGTGTAAGTGCAACCGCAAATCCTGTTGCGAATAGTTCTGGCTCAGTGACCAACCAGGCAATACAAGTTTTACAAGGACCGTATATAACAAACACATATGGAGATGGTATACAATGCCAAGGTGCTACCGCCAATTTTACTCCATACATCACCAGAACAGGAACATGGCAAGATCCTTACGAGGCTTTTTTCAATGATCCTGTCTACAACATGGCAGATAATAATGATGACAATATACCTGACAATCCTGGTGAGATACTATACTATGTTCCTACTAGAACAGGGCAGAAGTCTACACAAAATATAAACATAGGATTCAGTGCTACGTTCTCCATACCATTAGATAAAAAAGCAATGGAACAGTGTAAGCAATCAGTAGATCTACATAATGAGTATCGTGCTCAAGTTATAGCAAACAAAAGACTTGACTTTGAGATAGCCAGATTAAAAAATTGTGGAGAGTTGAAAAAACAAGGTATAGTATTCCATCCAAACTCTCCTTATTATAGTGTATGTGCAGACATAATGCTTATCAATGCACCTAACGTAGTAGGTCCTCACACACATACTATTACACCTAATAAAATAATTCACAACAGAAACAATCCAAAACCAAATGGAGATGCTAGTGATTTGAAAACTATATCTATAGGTAACTAACGTTTTATAGGAGGTAGTCCCTTCTTTTTACGATATTCATCTGTCATAATATCTTGACGAGTGGGTTTCGTAATTTTCTTTCCTAATTTCTTTTGAGCAGTTGTAATTAATTTCTTTACTGCGGGTCTTATAATTCTTATTAACAATGGTGTGGCAGCAGCACCCGCTGTAGCAACAACTGCTAGTGCTGTCACTGAGGTTACCTGATTTATAGGTGGAACGTATTTCTCCATTGGTGAGGTAGGTTCGTACAATGTCACACAGACATTACCCTGTAGTTCATGACCTACAACTTTCTCATCACCTGACTGTGTTACATCACCCACTCTTAGTTGAGCAGGACCTGGACATGGTGTTTCTTCTCCTACACCTCCTGTGTCAGGTGTTGGTGGGGAAGGTGGATCTGGTGGTGGTTCTACAACTGGTGGTGGAGTCTCTCTGTATATGTTTAAATCTTCTGGTGTATAATCCATCGCATCATACGTTGGATAGTCAGCATCACAAAGAACCCTAACATTAGAATCATCTTCTTCTTTTAGATTAGGTTGTTCTCTATTCTTCTTTGCGTCAGGATGATATTTTACACAACCTGGCATATCAACTATCGGCACACCAACATTTACTGTCACTGGTGGTGGTTGATATATTGGAACTGTCTTTGTTACATTTGGTATTTGAATCTCATTTATACCTACCTCTTGAATTCCAATGTTAGGTATACTAATAACTTCATCCATAAAAACCTCACGTGAAAAAAATTACCAAAATTTTTTTTTCAACTTATCTCCACTTACTTAGTGCTTTTACTTCCATCAATTTTGCTGTCTCTAGTTCGTCACTCTCATCTGCGTGTGTATGATGTGTGACTTCTCTTAGTGTCTTGAGATATTCTAAGACATGTTCTCTGATCTGCATCAGTTCATCAAAGCACCCTTGATTATGTGCACAACCTCTCAGTTGGTGATCAGGTGCTAAGACTGACTCAGTGAATAAGGACAATGCCCTATCATATTTGATAGCAGGAGTCTCTTCTCCTACAGATGCTTGGTCTTTCATTAGAATGGCATAGGTACGTTTGGAATTGCATCACCTGTCATATCAGGAATAGCATCTGTGATACCACCACCTATGTCAGGCATAACTGCATCCATAACTTTTTCTTTTACACTATCAATGATAGCATCTTTTCTGATGAATACATATCCACCAACACCAACTACACTAAGTGCTACAACACCTGAGAAGATAGCGATTCCGTTAATAATTTTTTGCATGATTTTACTTGTCGTTGGGAACAATTTTTACAGGAGCTGATTCAATCCTGATAGTTTGTGCGGGTGCAGTCTCTGATGCCTTAGCAATAAGAAACTCCATATCCTTTTTAGATATGTTAGCACTGCCAGGATCACTATCACCTTTCTTCTTTTTACCTCCCGCTTGGACGCCAAAGGTAGCTAAAGTTCCTGTGAAGACCGAAGCTATAAAGGTCGGATCAATTTTTTCTCCTGCATCATAACCTGGTATTTTAACGTAGTTCAAAGTTAAAATTCCTGCTGACCACACAAGAACGATCACTCTTATTAGTGTCGCTAAGTACATCAGTTGTTCTTCTTTATCGTCAACTGCTTCTTTAAGTTTGCTAAGAGGACCTTTCTTTTCCTCTTTCTTGACTTCTGCCATAATGATAGTTATTCTGTTTTATATATACGAGTCTAACTTATAGAGTCTATAAAAACTTTACGATATCCTTTTACTCCTTCCCAATCTTCATTAAGTGCAGCGTTTATATAGTCCATGAATTTACTGGTGTCATGTCCTGTTGCTTCCATCTTTTTCATTGTAGATGATATAGAACAACCACCAAACACTGTTTCATATTTGCTTGCTGTCTTCTTACTGAAGTTTGTCATACATGACTTATCATAGTTGTATAACATATTGAATATACCAGAGGTCTGATTATATATTTTACCGTCCATTACAACTTGTTGAGCACCCCACTTAGAACTATTCTTTCCCTCTGTAGGTACAAAAGATGATGTAAACTTAGTTACATCATTCAAAGCATTGATAACTTGAATTGGTTTTGCTACGAATATTAAAGTCTTCTCAACAGATTTTATATTAATTACTTTGTCAGTTAGATTCCATTCTGGTAATGTATCTGCACCAAAAAATTTTGTTGTGCTGTAGTCACTTACATCATCATAGAACACAGTTGTTCCTGCCACTAGTACAACAGGTAGGTTGGTTCTTTTTACAATCTCGTAATGTAACTGTGATCTCTTTACAGACTTGACATGATGTATTAATTTGTGACCACCACTCGCTACCCATTCCTTTACAAAGTCAAAACCGTGACTGCCTATGCAATGCACGGTTGCTTTTGTGTCTGGGAACCCAGTACTAAATGTTTTTAATGCTGTAACTGATGTAGGGATAGAGTTACTATCCTCTGCATTAACAATTATCTGTGGTGACCAGTCCATTATACAAAATAGTTTTTAACTATTTAGACAGCGGGTTCATAAGATACACTGTCACCTTTTCTGGGATATGCTGCGACCTCTGGATCTGGGTCTAACCATTTAACATATTCTGGGTCTTCAATGCAACAATCTAGTTGTGCTGCTGAGTCAAGATAATACATGTCGTAGTATCTCTTTTGTATGTCATTGAACTTTTGTATTCTGTAGTCAGGTGCACCATTGTTTTCTAGTAAACCTTTCTGGACAAAGCGATATGGATAACGCTCTAGAATAACTTCTGTCTTAGCACGCATCGTCGTGGTCTCTGAGGTAGTCATAAGATAAGTCGTTTGGATTCTGTGGAACTACTAATATTTTAGCACCATTAGGTCTTTCTACAAGAACCACTGTGCCACTTTCTGCTTTGTCACAGTAGTAGTCTTTGCGATCTTCAAACTCTTGTTCAGTTATTTCGATTATTGAATCACTTTCCACGTCTCTCCTGAGTTGTAACTTATTGGTTGATGTTTAGTAAATGTTTTATCCCAAAGATTCATTTTACCTTGTTTAGTTTTACCTAAGTAATCTACTGGTGCATAACCAGTATGTTTGTAAAACCTACAATCAAATATCTCTGTTGATATACCAACCCTATTTAGATTTTTAGGTTTGTAATGCCAAACATCATAGTGTAAGGTAAGTCTATTTGGAAGACTATCAAAGACACCACGTATGTGTCTAGGATCTGTTACTAAAAACTTACCTTCTTCTGGAACTGAGTATGATATTTCTTTAGGTGGAAAATCTACAAACTCTTCCCAGTAGTCACCATGTTTAGTATCTAATATTGTAGTAGGGTCTTGATTGTTTGTCAAGTATGTTTCAGTTGACAATAAAGGATACCTCATGATGCCATGTTCTTCACGTCTATAAACATCATCATGATTAGAATGATAAGTTATTGTATTATAATCACAGGTATCATGTATCCACCACTCAAATCCTATGGGTTCTCCTAATGGATTCCATGGATTAACATTATGCCATAGAGTATACTGATCTTTTAAATAAAAATCAAAAGAATCCTGTATGTATTTTTCTACAGTGTTTTCTGGTTCATCATATATACCAATCCATTTATTAGTACCAATAGGATAAAGATAATCTACCTCTCCTCTAAGTTGTAAGGCAGAGTATGAGTCAAGGATTGGAGGATAACTTATTATATTCATCTAATTCTTACATCAGAGAGTCTAGTAGTTCTTCTACGAGGTCTCTCTGTTCCTACTCTAGGAACTTCTGGTTCTGGTTTTTGTTCTACTAATTGTATCACGTATTTCATGTTCCGTCCACCATAAGTATTGCCACAAACATATGTCTGATTGTCACAACCACATACATGATGATCATGTTCATGCTTAGAACTAATAGTGGTGTTACACTTCTTGCAAGTTACTGTTGTCATCTCTTTTTTCTATGTCGACAAATAAAAACATCATGTCATCTTCAGACGTATTGTATCCTGCATGAACATGATCCATAACATCATATATTTGAGGTTTTCCCTCAGTCCAATAAACTTTTTTAC